TGGCAGAGCATCCGACTGTTAATCGGACGGTCACTGGTTCAAGCCCAGTCGCAGGAGCTTAGGTGGAAACCCTTACGCGAGTAGGGTTCAGCCGCAGTTGCGGGAACGGTTGCGGAAGCGTCCGAAATGGTCATTCTCTCCGATTCTCAGACAAACTCGAAAAACCAGCCCAAAAAACACACGAAAAAGGGTCGCGACACGCCGTAACAGCAAATTCGCACGTCAGGTGGGAAGGTTCATGAAACCCTGAGAGAACGCCATCCAAACGTCTCACAGGGCGTAACAGCCGGTATCATGCGGAACCATCCGAATCCGACACGCCCATGCCGTTCTCTCCAAAATAGGGAGAGAACACGATGCATGAGCCGTCCGGAACCACGAAGGTCGCCACACGGCATAGGGAACCATGTGGCGGCCTTCATAGACATAACCGCAATCAGCAATCTCAGGAAAACCCAATCAAGCAGGTACAACCCTAATAATCTTCTTTATTTGGATTGCGTCATCATGTTGACCGAACACGAGGACATTCGACCATCGTGGTCGAAAACGCGGTCATAAAACGGTCAAAAAAGGTCGAATGGCACAACCGTCATCATGGCCGAATCAGATGCCAAGGCACTCCCTGGCCCATCGTTCCACTGCGGCATTCTCCGCATCGTCGCCCAGTAGGAGTAGAAACCCAGCGTTCTTACCAAGCGAAGCAGGTTCGATGGTCTTGATGATGCCGCGATCACGCAGGAACACCCAGGCATCGCTGATGCTCTTCTGGATACTGTTCTCACGGGTCTTCATCTTCGCTTCCGCATTACCGCCCATCGCCTGTTCGGGAGTGAGCATCACCATTCCAAGCGCATCCGAAATAGCACGCCATCCAAGCGTGTAATAGCGGCACGGCACCTGCTTATCCATGAGCTTCTTCGGAGGACAATTGTTCTCGCTATCCCAATCGTATGTTTGCGAAGCCATGAACATGAGGACGAGTTCGGCGTTCTTGTTGAGGGTCATGTTGTCGCCGCGTCGTATCGCCATGCGTCCGGCACGGTTGACGTCGTATACGGCTTGCATGTTCTTGTAGCCCATATTTTCCACGTGTCTTTCCCTCCATGCCTAGCGCTATGCTGATGCACGGAGAATCTATGCAAACTGGTTTTCCGATTGCCCTTGTCGCTGTTCGAGAGCGGCAAGGGCTTTTTGCTACTTTCGCCTATAACTCTAACTCTACACATGGATATAATTACAACTACTGTCGGGTAGTAGATACTGATAGTTTGTCGGTGTAGCTCCAGTTACATGTATATAAGTATGTACATGGTTATACATTCTTCTTACATTGTGCGTTTGCCATGATTTTGCCAATTAAAAAGCACAAACGGTCAGAAAAAGGGCATGAAAAACCCGCCTGCAACAAAACAGACGGGCACGAGAAAAACATGGTTCACATAGGACTGCTGGCGAGAGTGATAATCATAGCCAGGAAGCATACGCCGACAGCGACTCCAATCACAATCCAACAATTTCGCACATGGATGGAATTACGCGACTCGATATAGTCCAGAGCCTTCGCCCTCACATTCCGCTCGATGGAATCTGGCGCGGAATCGGTCTTGGCCGCGATCTCATACAATTCGTGCAACGTCGGCTTGCCGCCGTCCGCATCGTCGATGCGTTCCAACTCGTATTGGGTACGCCAGTCAATCAACCCGGACATGCGAATGCCGTTCCGCACGGCCATCTGGATCAGCAGAACGAACGCGGCCATACCGATGGCGATACCGGCGATAACGAATATAGGAACCATGATGTCCTCCTTGCTCTCCTGCAATATGTCTCAACAAGGATTATCCCCCCAATTGACGGCTGATGAATCATGGGCGTTTTGCAAACAAGCCATCCTTGAGAATCTGCCTGTAATCCGCGAGAACCTGCATGGTCACGTCCAACTCCGCCGCCATATGCCAGGTGTCGCCGTCCCACGTCCGTTCGGCCATGGCGAACTCGGACGGGCTTATCGGCATCAAAGCCGTCTCGCGCCGCGCCCTACGCTCGCACTTCACGCCGAACCGCGTGCCGCAGCCGAGATCACGGTACTTCGCGTGCACAAGCTCGTGGCATAGGGTGCAGAGCCTCTGTCGGTCGTTGAGCCAGTCGGCAAGCCATATCGTCCGCAGCCGGTCGCAGTACAGGCCGCAGGTAGTGCCTGGAATATCGGATTCCAAAACCTTCAAACCCATGGCTTCGGCCTGACATTCTAAAACGTCGATGGTGATTCGAGACATTGTTCCCTTCGTATTATTAGGCGGCGGCATCATGAGTGAATACCGCCGCCATATTCATTGCTGTCGTCAGTCTTCAGGTGTTTCGGCCTCAAGCCTCGCGTTCGGATCGTCGTTCGCGGCCATGTCGAATTCTTCACGGTAGATGATCGGACTGTTCACCCAGTCGGCGTCCGCGTTTTCCTTGAGACGTCGTGCGAGTTCCTGGAGCAGCTCGTCATTCGAAGCGTCATGCAGCTTTGCGACGGTCTTTCCGTTAGCCATCTCGTCGGCTCTTATATATCCGAACTCAACCAGAGCTTCTACAGGATTTTCGTCATATGCTCTAGCGATGATGATTACCGACTCGGCGCTGAACTCGCATCCTTTGTTGTATTGACGCCAGAGGGTTGAGACGCTGAGTCCGGTCTTGTTGCTGATTTCATTGATCGCCGCATCATGCGTTAGCTGTGCGAAATATGTTTTCTTATCCATGTATTTCATTATGAAATAAAAAGTCTTTCATGTCAACACGCCGAAAAGGTGTTTCGACTTGAAAAATCCCTTTTCACTGTGGTATATTACTTTTCAGGTTGAAAAACAAAATGCTTCACAATGAAAGGAACAGTGCTGATGGCTGAATACAAAATGCAGTTCCGAGACGGCTTCCTAGACCGAACCAAACTAATGAGCGGCCTCAAAACAGACGAAGCCTTCGCCGGAGCAATAGGAGTCAGCGAAAGCGTCCTAGCCAGAGCCAAAAAAACCAACGAATGCACGCCACTCATGCTCATAGGACTCTACAAAGCATTCGGCTTCCAACCCGGAGAAATCGCCCAAATCAAACAAACCGCCTAACCACACACGTCAAGGGAACCACAATGAAAATCACCACACCTCAAGGCATCCTCGAAGGCGACAACATCGAAGCCATCCTCAAAGAGCATGGATTCCACTGCCTGTATGGTGCCGACCTGAGCGGTGCCGACCTGCGCGGTGCCGACCTGAGCGATGCCAACCTGAGCGGTGCCGACCTGCATGATGCCTACCTGCATGATGCCAACCTGCGCTACGCCAACCTGCGCTACGCCAACCTGAACTGCGCCTGCCTGCATGGTGCCGACCTGAGCCACGCCGAACTGCGCGGTGCCGACCTGAGCGGTGCCGACCTGAGCGGTGCCGACCTGAGCGATGCCAACCATGTACAACTCAGCATCGCCAAAACCAGCATCCTTCCAGACGAATGCGACATCATCGGCTGGAAAAAAGCATACGTAGACGACACAATGCCACCGAAACCAGTCATCGTAAAGCTCCTCATTCCGGCCGACGCGCAACGCTCCAACGCCACTGGGCGCAAATGCCGCGCCAGCAAAGCGCGAGTGCTCGACCTGCAAGACAAGCAAGGCAACAGCCTCCCACCGGACACCACGGCACACAGCGGATACGACACAGACTTCACCTACAAAAAAGGCGAAACCATCCACGTCGAAGACTTCGACACCAACCGGTGGAACGAATGCGCTCCAGGCATCCACTTCTTCATCACCCGCATCGAAGCAGCCGAATACTAAGGAGGCTCCAAATGAATGAAACCAGACAACAGAAGCTTGAATACCTCACCGACAACGGCTACCTGCACAATCTGCGAGGAGAGTTAGGCATGTCCACTAAAACGCTAAGCCTCCTCACAAAACTGCCAGAGGACATGTTCACCGCCATCATCCCAAAGGATGCGAAGAACGGAGATACTGGAAACGCGATTCTTTCAGAAGATTTGGTGAAAGCCATGCGCAGAGGCTCCAAGGAACTCCAAGCCAAATACAACACCACCGACATGATCGACATTCTCTACGTGGAGGCAACCAAATGAGCAACGATATCGTCGAAGTCCCGTTCAACGGGAGCATGATGATCGCTCAAAGGTTCGATGACGGTGAAATCTACACTGCGTTGAAACCTATCTGCGAGAACATCGGCATCGATTTCAACGGCCAGAAACAAAGGCTTGAAAGAACGCCATGGGCAACTATGTGTGTCATGCACACAGTTGCCGCAGACGGGAAGAACCGCGACATGACAGCCATCAGCCGCAAGACGTTGACCATGTGGCTCGCCACCATCGACACGAACCGACTCAGCGACGAACAGGCACGCCATAACGTGACCGTCTACCAGCAGGAAGCCGCAGAAGCCCTTGACAAGTATTTCAACGAGGGTGGTGCAATCCGTGTTTCCGATGCTGATTCGGACGAGGACATCATGGCCCGTGCGGTGCTCGTCGCACAGAAGACCATCGAACGCAAGAACCAGCAGCTCCAAGCCAAGGACGAGCAAATCAGGGAACTGGAGCCGAAAGCCAAGGCGTTGGATGACTTCACGAACGTTCCCGATGCTCTGCTTGTCCGTGACGCGGCGAAACTCCTAAGCAACGATTCCAACATTCAGATCGGTGAGCATGAGCTGCGCCAATGGCTTGTGGATAACGGTTGGATTTACCGGCAGCCCAACCAGTCATGGTGCGCGGCGTCAAGTCGCGTGAGGAAAGGCCATATGGTCATGGTGTCCTCCCGTTCCCACGGAATCCACAAGGATGGCACGCCATTCGCCTATCCGCCAACCCCGAAGCTGACACGCAAGGGATTGGCGCTTATCCACCAGCGGTTGTCCGAACAAAGTTTCGAGCGAGTGCTTGACGCGGAGGTGGCGGCATGACGTTGTTGAATCCTCCGGCGCCGCCGCATGAGTTCGTTCTTGACGAGGGTGGGCACTGCGTCTTCCGTATCAACGATCGGAAAGGCGGGTCAATCGTCGAAAAGGACGGAAAAAAGACGAGCACATTGTATGAGATTCCAGAATCGAAACTAGGCGCGTTCATCCAATGGGCCGCTGACGTTCACGGCCAATCAAGATAGGAGCAGGTTTTGACAGACAGGAAGGTTGTTGTCGAAGAGGAGATTTTCGACAGGCAGGAAGCTGCCAGGTATCTCAAGCTTGGAGCGGACAAGTTCGACAAACTGTACAGGGTGTGCGCCGACTATCAGGGCGGCAAGACCGTCACGTACAAGAAGTCGAAGCTTCTCGACCGTTACGACCAGGTGTGCGAGAGTTCACGGGAGGTTTCGGAATGACCGGCGCTCAGCCTGATGTCGCGTGGAGCGTCCAGACGGGCATCGACTTGGATGCCATGCTCGCCGCCAACGCGGGTTGGATTGAACGGGTCAGACATAAGACCAAACGTGACTATCAGCGGGATAAGCCGGTATTGCAGCGAGTGTACGAGTCGCTTCGCATGAAGTATGAGACCGGTTTCAGTACCAGTTCGTACAAGATCGCGGAAGACCTGCAATTGGCTCAGAGCGTTGTCTACAGAAGTTTGCGCAAGCTTGTTTCCTGTGGGCTTGCGGAAACGTTTCTGACGCATGGGAGGAATTGTTTCAGGCCGACAGGCTTGGAACCGACGAAAGGATTTGATTGGAATGAATGACAGTGTTTTGGTGAAGCTTGACCAGCTTTTCGATAAGTTGAAGACCGCAAGCGACGGAGACGATTGGAATACCGTGCGCGGTCTGGTCGCACAGGTCGCATCACTCGTCAAAGTGTATGAAAAGCCACTGCCCGAAGAGCCGAAGGAGCGGGGCTTCTATGTCACCGCGAATGATGGTCTGCTCCTGCATAAGGACATCGATGATGACTGGTCGGCGCGCACATGGGATGACTCGGCTAATCCCATCTGGAATGGCAATAGACCGTATGTGAAGTGGCCGACTGTCTGCGAAACGCTCCCGCCTGAAGCTTTCCCGTTAAAGCGAGTGAACACGGGAGACGGTAACGATGACTGACCATGATTACTGGCTTGAAGACATGCAAGCAATGAAGAAGCGGCGGAAGCCGAACTACCCGCTCCGACGCGTCAAATTCGCCCTCGCGGTGGTCGCCCTCATCGTCACATCCACACTCATGCTCACCTGGCATGGAGGCAGCATGAACGCCGCGCTCATGGTGGAAGGCGTGTACATCGCCACCGCATTGTGGCTGATCGTCAGATTCGCGCCACGCGACTAAAGACTTCCCGCTGGCTGACAGTCCAAACAAACAACCAAAAATCGGGTTGTTCCGCAGGATACCCACGTTCACTCATTCGTCGGCCAGTGGGGACCATAACTGAAAACAGATATTATCCACGCGCCTACGAACTCAATACCGCGCAGCAAATCACGTAGGCGCATTGGCCGCACATGGTTGTGGGATTCATGCCGGACTCCTTAAGTTTGACAACTCATGAATCACCTTATCCATCTCGCATTCAGGTTTTGACATTTCCTGTTGCCGTGATGTTGGCCGTGAACCCGTTCAGGTCGGGTTCCAACGGTTTTGCATCATTCATTGGCGTGAATCCTAACAGGTTCGACTCCTGTTGCGGCCACTGTCCCCACCGGTTAGTGCGATTGCCGGACTGGGGATTTGACGTGGATTGGATGACTCGGGGTCTCTGGTTCTTCTTCCCCTACGGGTCGCGGGTTCGACTCCCGCCCACGTCCGAAGCCGTCGAGAGACGGCCCATCATAATTGAAAACCCGGTTGACGGGGGAGCCTAAAAAATCATATTCCAAAGCCGATTTCTCTAGGCGCTTACATACACACTCTCTCCCGTCAACCACTGCTGGTGCAAGGAACGTGGCCGCTGCTATCTCAGCCGTTCGATTCATCGGCGGTCAGATGGTTCGACTCCATCCACCAGCACGCAATCACAGAAAGGAAAACTCTCATGGACACCATCAACGTGAATGGCGAAACCTACACGAAAGTACCGGACGAGATCAGCTTGTTCGGACGAACCTACCTGCTGGCGGACGACACCATCCCGGAACCATTGGACGTGTCGGACTGGCATCCAATCGAACCGGATTACCGTATCACGCTCAGGGAATACATGACCCAACAGCATCCAGAAGACGCCAAGCGTAACCTCACCGGACTGGGCCAAGTCGTGAAGAACGTGGTTCTGAATGCCGGTAAGGGAGACTTGTTGGAAGAGAACAGCAATGGTGCCATCATTTACACCCGCTCGTTGTTCCCGCTTGTCGAACAGGGCTACAGGAAGTGGCGTTACCGGAATAATGCCCACATTATGGAACGGAGTGTGGCGGAAGCATGACGGAAGTGAAATTTCCCAGCATGGTTGACATGCCGGACAAGGAGTATTTCGCACATCCGGCAATCGACCAGACTGGTTTGAAGAAGTTCATGGAGTCTCCAAGAGCGTACGCATGGCACAAGCTGAACCCTCTCGACAACAGTACGTTGGCGTTCGGCAAGGCCGCGCACAGTCTCATTCTCGGTAGTGGCCCGAAGGTCGAAAGGAAACTCGACGGGCGCACCAAAGCCGGTAAGGCACAAGCCGAACAAGCCAAATCGGACGATCTGGTAATCCTTTCCGGTTCCGACTATGAGAAGCTTCAAAACATGGTGGATTACGCGCCGGACATGAACAGTCTCGTGGAAGGCAAATCGGAAATCGCCTTGTTCGCCATCGACCCGGCCACTGGGCTGGAACTGAAAGGCAAAGCCGACTGGCTACCCGACCATCCCGGCATGGACGGCGTCATGTGGCTGTACGACTACAAGACCACCGGCCATGACGTGCAGGACTTCACTGGTTCGGCATACAAGTTCGGCTACCACATTCAAGCCGCCTTCTACATGATGCTGTACCGGCTCGTAACCGGATACCAGGGTGCGATGGGGTTCAGGTTCGTCGTGCAGGAGAAGCAGGAACCATACGACTGGATGATCTGGGAACTATCCGAAAACGACCCTGAAATCTCACTTGTCGCCGTGAAGCAGATCCGTGAAGCGTTGGACGGGCTCAGCTTCTACTGGAAGAACCATATTCCGTTGGAAGACATGCTCAACCAAGGATTGCCGAAAACCCCTCTGCCTATCAGATTCACTGACTGGCAGATGAACCATCTGATTGGAGATGATGACCAATGGGAAATGTGATTCCAAAGAATCGTAAAGCCTACGGATACGATTACGCAGACCTTGGCTCGGTGGTCAACTATGTGACCGAAGTGTTGGGATTCCGCGTCGAACAGGACATTCACTACAACAATCTTCCCCAATATCCGAACGGGTACGGGTTCGTCGTTACCCACTATTGGCAGGATTTCAGCAAGTCTTGGAGCGAATACGCGGCACCCGTTCCGATCATTGTTGGCGATTCCGCTGGCAAACGTGAACAGCCGTTCATGCAACGGTACGGGAGTGCGGAAACGTATGCTCGACGCTACAGTCTGCTCACCTTGTTCTGTCTGGCGACCAGTGATGATGACGGACAGTTGGCGGGCTATCAGCGTGGAAATCCGATGAACGAGGAACTACGCAAACAGGTGGCCGCGCTCCTAGCTCAAGGGAACATTCCGGCAGGACGCGAGTCCGAAGCCATCGGCAATCGTATCAAAATGCCTGTGAATTACGCAAGATTGACCGACTGGCAAGCCCAATTGTTCATCAACAGTTTCAAAAAGAATGAAGAAGTCAAGGAGGCCGCATAATGGCTGGAGAAACCGTTATCACGATCATTGGCAATCTGACTAGGGAGCCTGAACTGCGCTCCACCAGCAATGGTGAGAACGTGGCTAATTTCACTATCGCATCATCTGACCGTAGGTTTAACCGGCAGACGAACCAGTGGGAGGATGGTGACACGCTGTTCATGAACTGTTCCGTATGGGGTGGCATGGCGCAGCATGTCGCTCAATCCTTGCACAAAGGTATGGGCGTGATCGCTCAAGGTCGTTTGAAGCAGCGTTCCTATCAGGCCAATGATGGGACTCAACGTACTGTGGTCGAGCTTCGCGTGGACGAGATCGGCCCGAGCCTTCGTAATGCGACTGCCCAAGTGCAGAGGATTCAACGTGGCGGCGCTCAGGCGGCCCCGCAGGGCGGTTTCAATCCGAGTCCGAATAATGTTCCGTCTAACGGTTTCCAACAGCCGCAACAGCCAACCCAGCAACCACAGCAGGGTGCCGACCCGTGGGGAGCGAACAACAATCAGCCTTCCACGTTCGGCAACTTCGGAAACGACACTGATTTCTAACCCACAAGAAAAGGAACCAACATGGCAAACATCATCCCATATAGGGAGTTTCTGAAAAGAAAGGAGCTGCGCGAACAGGAGACTGGCATCACCGTTAGCCCGCAGCAGCTCCACCCATCCCTGTTCGACTGGCAGAAACGTATCGTCACATGGGCTTGCAAAGTAGGACGTGCAGCCGTATGGGCGGATACGGGTCTTGGTAAGACCAGAATGCAACTCGAATGGTTACGGCAAGTCTGCGCCGGACATGGGACGGGGCTTATTCTAGCGCCGTTGGCCGTATGCCAGCAAACCATCCGCGAAGGCGCCGCAATCGGCATGGAAGTGCGTTATGTGCATGACCAGTCGGAAGTGTCGGACGGATTCAACATCACGAACTATGAGCGTGTGCCAAAACTCGACGTGTCCAAATTCAATGCGGTCGTATTGGACGAGGCTTCGATTCTGAAACAGTCGGACGGCAAGACCCGCAAAATGCTGATCGACACGTTCAGGGATACGAAATACCGTCTCGCCTGTACCGCCACACCGGCACCGAACGACCCGGAGGAACTATGCAATCAGGCCGAGTTCCTTGGATACGCCACCCGTGTGAAGATGCTTGCCACGTATTTCGTGCATGACGGGAATATTTGGCGTTTGAAAGGTCACGCGGTTAAGCCGATGATGCGGTGGATGTCGCAATGGGCCATCGCATTGCGCAAGCCGTCCGATATTGGCGGTGATGATGCGGGATATGAGTTGCCCGGATTGAATCAGACCGTTGATGTTGTCGCCTATCACGGCAGCATCCCGGAAGGCCAATTGTTCGCAGCTGACCTTGGTGGCGTCGGCGGGCGTGCGAGAGTCCGTAAGGAAACGCTTGTTGACCGTGTGAGCCGGTGTGTCGATCTGGTCAACAACGAACCTGAAGAACAGTGGATTATCTGGGCTGGATTGAACGACGAGGCGGACATGCTGAACAGGCTTATCCCCGGCAGTGTGAATGTGAAAGGCTCCATGTCGCCGGAAGACAAGGCCAAGGCGTTCCTTGACTTCGCTGATGGGAACATTCCGGTGCTGATCACGAAGGGTTCCATGGCATCGTTCGGTTTGAACTGGCAGAACTGCGCTCGAATGGCGTTCTGTGGTTTGAACGATTCGTGGGAATCCTACTACCAGTCGATACGCCGCTGCTACCGGTTCGGACAGAAGCGCGTGGTTGACGTGCATGTGGTGGTTTCCGATTTGGAACGCGAGATAGCGGAGAACATCACCCGCAAGGAACAGCAGGCCACTCATTTGAGTGACGAGCTGGTGAAGACGATGAATGAATCAAACTCTTTCGGAAAGGCCGCATGATGGTTGAGGAAATGTATATGACCGATGAAGCCAAAGGTAAGGATTGGACGCTATGGCTTGGTGACTCGTGCGAACGCATGGCGGAAATGGCTGACAACAGTGTTGATCTGAGTGTGAGCAGCCCGCCGTTCGCAAGCCTGTACGTGTACTCCGATTCAACCCGCGACTTAGGCAACAACGGTTCCCGTGAAGAGTTCATCGAAAACTACGGGTACATCATCCGCGAACTGTTAAGGGTGACGAAGCCTGGGCGTATCGCTTGCGTGCATGTGCAGCAGGTTGTGACCACGAAGACCGCTGATGGCGTTGTCGGGTTGACTGATTTTCGTGGTGATGTTATCCGCGCCTATGTGGAGAACGGTTGGATTTTCCACGGCGAAGTCACCGTGAACAAGAATCCACAGGCTCAGGCGATTCGCACGAAGGCTCAGGCTCTCATGTTCGTCACGAAGAACAAGGATTCCAGTATGAGCCGTCCCGCGTTGGCTGACTATCTGCTGATGTTCCGCAAACCTGGCGACAATCAGGTGCCGATCAAGAATGATGTGAGCAACGAGGAATGGATTGATTGGGCGCAGCCGGTCTGGTGGAACATTCGAGAGACCAACACGCTGAATGAGCGTCTTGGCCGTGAGGATACCGATGAACGCCACATCTGCCCGCTGCAATTGGATTTCATCGAACGGTGCATCCGCTTGTGGAGCAATAAGGGCGAGCTTGTGTTCGACCCGTTTGGTGGCATCGGCTCGACCGTGTACGAGGCAATCAAACTTGGCCGCAAGGGCATGAGCATTGAATTGAAGCCTTCCTATTGGGATGCGTCGGTGAATCTGATGCGCGAGCTTGAAGAGAAGCTTGGAGAGGCGACACTGTTCTGATGGTTCCGCTTTCTGGGATGACCGAACCCGCATGGTGTGACAAGCATGGGGTCGAATATTACGGCCCCACTTGTCCTGAATGCGAGTCGGAAGCCGAAGACTATTGGGAGGATATTGGAGACGCGAGCATATGGGACTTATGACCACCTATGATTTCGACATTCCAGGCGAACCCGTCGCGAAGGGCCGTCCACGATTCTACGGGTATCGGGCTGTGACCCCTCAGCATACGAGGGATGCCGAGGAACTGGTGAGGAACCAATTCCACATGTTCTACCCTCATGCCGAACCATTGGACGGGGACGTGCTGATGATTCTCATGTTTTATAAGGGGCGTCATGGGAAACCGGATTTGGACAATCTGGAAAAGCTCGTCAAGGATGCGTTGAACGGTTTGGCCTACGTGGATGACCAGCAGGTGAAACTCACGTTGTGCGCCATGTTGGAACCCGACCGTATGGCATGGGGACAACGGGCGAAACGGCTTGTCAAACGTCGGCAGGGAATGCCGTTGACATACGGCGGCAATCCTTATGAGCCGCATACGGAAATCCATATAGAACCCTTGCATGACATTCACGGCGGGTTGGAAAGTCTCGTCAGAAACACGAAGGAGATGATAAGCGATGTCGGAAACCAGCCTGAATACCGGTGAGATGCTGTTCCAACTGCGTGTCTGGGATTACTTGGCTTGGGCGTTGGACGATAAGCGTCTCGACCATGTTGAGAACCTGTACTACAAGGGGCGGCCGATCAGTGTTTCGACGTTCGCCAATCCGAACGTGCCGATGGTGAAATGCTTCGATAAGGCTGAACTGTTGGCTGGTGACATTGATTCTGAATATCCGTTCGTCATACAAGCCGATGGCATGTTCGATGCTGACGTGATGGACGAGCGTGAGTGGATCGCGTCTCAACCCGCTTACACGAGTCTGAGCGTGTGGGACAAGTTCGAGACTCTGCTACCGGCCAAACCGTCTGTGGAATGCGTTGACTCGGGCACTCGAATGTTCATCCGATTCACGTTGGGTGAATTGGCGGGCATGTTGAACAGTGGGTTGCCGCTCGGAGGTGGACGATGATTTTTCCAGCAGTCAACGTCAACGGCATCCATTTGAGCAGCCAACAGCATGAGGCGCTTGTCAGCATATGGCGTACCGGTCGAATGCCGGAACCCCACGCAGGTCAGAAACCGTGGCTGTGGATTCAAGCGCTCAGACGGCGCGGCTTGGTATCCGGCAATGCGCTCAGACTGACCGACAAGGGACGCCATATCGTCCAACTCCTCCAGGACAGGAAAGCAGTCCCATACCAAAGCACTGCCGACAATCCACACTACGGAGCCTACTGGGACGCCTACTACAGCAACCAGTCAACCTACCGGTATCAGCCCGGTTTGGAAATCATTTGCAAAAGGAACTGTGATGAAACTTGACCCGCCACCGGACTTGGTTGAAATCGCTGAAGCCCTGGACGCGATGGCGAAACCACACTGGGGGAGCGGCATCGTCTTCAGCTGTGACGGCCTGCCGGTCACCACACCAAGACAAGAAGCAATCTGGATGGAATACAACGGCATCACAAGAGGGGAGGACTAATGGCAAGGCGTGGTTACGTGCAGCTCGTGAACGGCTTCTACGACAACGACAAGGTGCGTGATCTCGTGCGCATTGGCCGTGCTGACTCGGTGGGCGTGTTCTGTATGGCTCTCTCGCTGTGCGGGGACAGGCTCACGGATGGCTTCGTGCCGCGCCGCGCCATGCTCTCCAACATCGGTGCCACTCAGGAGCAGGTGCAGGCGCTGGTGGACGAGGGAATGCTCGAAGAGGTCGATGACGGTTGGATAATCCACGATTACACCGCTCACAATCGCACCAAAGAGCAGGTCATGCACGCGCGAGCCGACGCGAAGGCACGCAAGAGCAAATCCCGTGGTCACAGCACTGTCACAGCAGTGTCACAGCGTGACATGCGTGTGACATCGGGACAAACACCAGAACACCAGAACACCAGAACCCAAAAGAAAGAAGAAGAATATTATTCTTCTTCCAAAGAAATGACACTTGCCATGTTCCAAGACTCACGAGAATTGGCGGCAGCCAACAGCATGATGCGCGCCACGTATCCGAACTTGGATTTGAAAAACAGCTGGGACGCCTTCGCCACACGCCAATACGACGTCACGCGCATGGTGGGCGATTGGATACGCCTATGGCGTGGCTGGTGTGAGAACCGGGCGCAAATGGGTGGTATCCCACCGTCGAAGCCACACGTCCACACTTGGGCTTGCGAACACACGTTGAAAGCCTTGCACCTCCAATCGCAGGATGACGTGACCGACATGGCGTCAGCCGTCAAAAAAGCCAATGAGCTAAACCAGAAGGAAGAACCCTAGTGAAATACATCAGCCTGTTCAGCGGCATTGAAGCAGCAACTGTCGCATGGCAAACACTCGGATGGGAGCCAGTCGCATACGCCGAAATCGAACCATTCCCCAAAGCAGTACTCAAACACCACTATCCGAACGTCCCAGACTTAGGGGACATGACGAAAGTTAATTGGAAGGAATACCACCATGCAGCAGATGTCGTTGTGGGAGGAAGCCCCTGCCAGGCATTCAGCATCGCCGGACTCAGGAAGGCTCTGGACGATCCTCGCGGCCAGCTCATGCTCGAGTATCTCCGAGCTTGCGCAGAAATTGATCCGGAATGGATCGTATGGGAGAACGTGCCCGGAGTTCTGTCGGCTGAACACGGACGGGCTTTCCAGTCGCTCCTTGAGGCCGTGGCCGAACTCTGGCCTGATGGGGGGGTGCATGGAGAGTGTTGGACGCTCAGTTCTTCGGTGTGGCCCAGCGGCGCGAGCGTGTGTTCCTTGTCGTCAACACTCGAGACTGGCGGCGTGCCGCGCCGGTACTTTTTGAGCGCGAGAGCCTGTGCTGGGATCATACGTCGAGCCGAGAGAAGAGGCAAAGCCTTACCCAGGGAACTGCGGGAGGCGTTGGAGACGCAGATTCGGACGCTGGGGGATTGATGTTGGACTTCCATCAGCAGGATGGACGGTTCAAGGTCAGCGATCATCCCGACGTGTCGAATACGCTCATCTCGCACATGGGTACCGGTGGCAACAATGTTCCCCTGATTAAGGCGTTCAAATGGAGCCAGGGTGAGAAGAGCCGGAGTCTGGCGATTGGCGAAGTCAGTCCCACTTTGACTACTGACCATAATCCAGCCGTCTACCAAATTGAGAGAGAGAGAGTGATGTGTCGCGCGGACACTCAGGCGAATGCCGCACAAGGATTCGATCTTTCTCCGACATTGATGGCTCACGCCGGAAAGGATGCCCCATTCATCTATCCGACAACTAATAGGAGAGACTAGTGGTTTTCACTTTCAAGATTCGCGGTGGCGGAGCGGGGGGGTAAGGGATTCCTCGGGCAGGACGAGCTTTCTGCCACGCTCAGCACGCACAATGACCAGTTTCTGCATACGGAGGATTCGATGAATGGTTTGACGGTTCGCAGGTTGACGCCGTTGGAATGCGAAAGGCTTCAAGGTTTCCCGGACGGATGGACGGATATTCCGTGGAAGGGGAAGAAGCACACGCCGGATAGTCCACGCTACAAGGCGCTCGGTAATTCGATGGCGGTTCCTGTCATGAGATGGATAGGTGAGGGCATCCAATTGGTCGAAGACAACAAGGGATTGTTCCAGGAGAACCCCAGTGAGCAGTGACAATCCATCCAAGGAGACGTGCCGCATGGTTGATGATCGTGATGGGAGACGTTGCGTGCGTTGCGGCCGAAGCTTGTATGCGGTTGGCGGTTCCCGGCATCATCGGAAACTCCGTAGCCAATGCACGAGGGTGGAGAAGCATCAAGTGCAGAATCTGATTCTGCTTTGCGGTTCGGGTACGACGGGCTGTCATGGTTTCGTTCACATGCATCCGACTATCGCTTATGAGAACGGCTGGTGTGTGAAATCGTTTCAAGACCAGTTGGAAGTGCCGGTACGGACTTGGCATGGACTCGTGTATCTCACCACAGACGGCAAATATTCATCGACAAAGGAACAATCAAATGACTGACAACATCAATCCATCGCATTACAAGGATGGCCCGTTCGAATGCATCGAACTATCCAGTTTGCTCAGCTTCGACTGGGGTAACGTAATTAAATACTGCTACCGGTGGCGCGACAAGAACGGTGTCGAAGACCTCAAGAAAGCACTCTGGTATGCGAAGCACGCAATCGATAACAACGTGCCGTTCCTTGCCATGTACCTCGGGCCGGACAACGACATTATCACAGCCAGACCCATCAGGCTTCTCGGCATTCTAGAAGCCGAGAACTGGGCCGATCTCGAACCATTCTGGAATGAAATCAAGTGGGGATGTTACAAGAAGGCGGTCAAAGTGCTGGCCGACAAGATCAATGAAATCGAAAAGGATGGTGAGTGATGAACCGGGACCGGGTAATCATCGTCGCGATCATCTGCATGACGATTATCTTCATCGCGTCCACCGTATCGCCAGCCGGTTCCAGCGGGAAAACCGGCGCGGGCTTCCAGATGGAAACCGTCAAGACCGGTGACGTGACATGGGCGTGCTTGAAGCATAACGGCGAATACATCGGCTGCAACACGGTGGAGACGGTCAAATGAATGTTTTCACAGGCAAGACCGGCTATATCATCTGGCCGCAAGGTGATACGGGAGTTCACACATGCCGCGTGTACGACTCACTGGATGAAGCTGTGGGCGCGGCACATTCCAAAGCCGACTTCCACCACAGGCCGTATGAGGTGCTTACTGCTTATGAGAGTCCGGCAAGAACCATCAGAACGATCCTCCCAAGGAGACACCAATGAGCGACAAAGTGAAAGTCGGCACGAGCAAGGTCACGTTCCGTGTGCGCGCGTTCGACTATCCGCAGATCGAGCTTGCATCCGTCGAAGTGGATGTGCCGATGTACACGAAGACGGACAACAAGCTCGACAACATGCAGCAGGGACATGTCACGGCGGACGTGCCGGACGGTTTCAACGAGAAGGTCAAAGACGCATTGCAGGTGTTCGCGGACACTCTACAGGCATCGTTCAACGAAGAAGGAGAGTGAAATGTTGAGAAGCATTGATTTCAAAACAATGCCTTATCTATTCACTGACAAGGCTGGCACTTGCCTGACCGTGGAGTTCGACGGAAGGGAACTGGATGACATCTACAAGCAAGTGAAAACCATGTACGATCAGGCGCACCCGTCGCACCCGTCTGATGATATGCCCACCGAACCGGGCTGGTATGCGACTCGGGATGGTGAAGACCTGTTGAGCTATGACGGTGACGCTTGGCACATTCACAATATCGACTGTGATGCGCAATTGTTCGTTGACGGGGATTTGGAAACGATGGACTGGAGCGTGGTCAAACGCACGTTCGATGCTGACGCTTTCCCGCTGATACCAGTGAATCTTAACGATACATCTCGTGCGGAGCGTCGGTTGACCAACCTTACCAACTTTTTGCACACGCTCATTCATGAGTGTGAGACAGTGCGGGACAACCCATCTTCCGACAAGCATACGAAAGACATCGAGAATGCCGTCTGCGGGACGGGAATCAACTTCGGCAAAGACCTGCTTGCACGATTGGAAAACGGGGTGTTCGACCATGAATGTGCATGACCATATCACCGACTGGCAGCACCTGCCATCGTCATTCCTCGCTGGCAAGCGTGCGATAGCCACCACCGTTGAGGGAACCACTATCGACGGTTTCCTCCAATCGATGACCACGAAGTTCAGTAACGGCAGCGGCAGCATGGTGCAACTGTTTTTCGGGGGAGTGTTCCAGCCGGTCATCATCAGTCTCAACGGTGGTGAGAACCAACTATGCAGAGCATACGATTCGATACTCATACTCAACGAGGTGAAGCGATGAATAACCAATACGCGGTCAGCATCCGTCATATCTACACCATGCCGGATGAGACATTCAATGGATATGAATTGGTCTTATGGCATTGGGACGTGATTGAGAACACTTGGCTTTTCCGTGCCACACGCGACTATCCGATAAGCAAGAGAGTATCAAGGGGATATGCGTTGTGGAAGGTTCTCAGGGATGCTCAGAAATTGGCGCGGATATTCCAATGCAAGAACTATGCGACCAACGAAGAAGGAATGTGGGACAACAATGACTGACCTTGATGATCGCATCAGCGAGTATGCGAAGTGGATTGAAAGCCGATATGACGACTCGCATGAGCTTCGAGCCAAAGGCAAAAACGGTTACATCGACGGCAAGGCCGACGCCTATGAGAGTTCGCTACGCGAGTTCAAACGCATCTTCAACGTGAAGGAGGAATAGTGAGGAAGCGAATGACTGCTTATTGGTGGGATAAAGACAAAAATGCTGTGGCAATCTCATATAAGGATAACCGCCTGATACTCACCGTCGATGATGCGCAGGCACTCCTTAGACAGCTTGAAATGCTTCTGCCGGAGAGACCGTCACGCGACGAGCCGGAAGAGCCGGGCTTCTACCGGACACGGACTGGCGCATTTCTTCGCAAGAACAAGAACGGAGCATGGAGCGCCCTGTTCATCAATGGCGACCTAATCCCACGCTATTGGAACGATCAGGACGATTACGCGAAGTGGAGGACGGTGCTTGAATGCCTGTATCCTCGTGCGTTCCCGCTTACACCAACCACTGCGCCATATCCGTTGAAAGGGTGAGTGATGTTCGGACGGAAGAAGAAAAAGCAGGAGGAGCCGAAAAGTTACCTCAGATGCCCATACTGTGGTCACGCGCCGATAATTGTCACCGGCAAATGCACGTATCACAATCCACGTCATACTGTCTACCGGTATGAGTGCGACCTTAGGTGCCTTCAAGGCGAGGTGTGTCAGACTGCCGAAGCTGCGTTCGATTCGTGGGTACGCATTGTCGCCCGCTATTACGACGCGGAAAATGCTATCAGACAATTCCGCAAGGAGAGGAAATCATGAGTCTGGCTGATGTTTGCTGGAACATTTCAAGCGTTTTCATCGTCATCACATTGGGTGTGATAGCGATACTCTGCGTGCTCATGCTGTTAGGCGTATTCGTATGCATCTTCGACCATGACGATAACCACAGGAACGATAAGAGCAGTAAGGAATAACAATGGCTACGAACGTGAGTGAAAAAGACAAGACGTTGAACGAGATCATCGACTGGTGCGAGAACCAGCGGAGGAAAATCCTTGCCGACATTGAACCAGCGCCGGGAGAGGATGCGGAAGAAGCCTATGCCGATTTGGAGTCGGTCATCCGGTCTGACAATCCGATAATCAAATATTCCAACGACCTGCTTGATGGCAGTGAGGCTTTCGTGTATGGCGTCATAATGCAAGCTCGACTGCTTGACCATATCATCGACCACTGCCGGTCCATGCTTGGCTATTCCGGCAATATGCCCAGTGAGGTGCCGAATCAAAGCGAGGATGCGAAAAAATGAAATGGAAACCGGATTGGTCGGACATCGCCGAAAACCTGCTGATCGGACTGATGGCGGTGGCTGCGGCCGCAATATTCATTGTCTTCTGCGTTTGCACATGGGAAGAAGTGACAACCGCCAGAACCATCATCATGCGCGACGGAAATCAATCATACGCCTGCACGGTCAGCGACATAAGCCTGGCCCCACATGACTGCAATCCAATCGAGGACGCGAAATGAATAAACGGTACAAGGTTTGTCCACTTTTTTGGAGTGATTACGGCGATGAGCGCACCTTGATGAATATGGGTGTGTTTGAAGAGTTGCTGAACGAGGGTTGGCAGATTCTGCGGGTGGATACCATGCCACCAACGGAATTGCGGAATAACGCCGTCGCAGCGACGAACGTCTACATCCTTGAGAGGGAGGCTAATGATGATTAGTCAATACGACAAGGACATGTGTTGCCTGTATATCGCTGAGGGGATGAGCTACATCTGGCAACAACGATGGAACCAAGAGCTTTCCCGAATACTTGAATCATTGGCCGATAGGAAGCTCAT